ACAGCCGTGTGCATGTTGTGGAAAGCCAGCTGATGATCCGCATCATCTGATTGGTCACGGCCAGGGTGGTATGGGGACAAAAGCGCATGATCTCTTTGTGTTGCCTTTGTGCAGAAAACACCATGACGAACTGCATGTGGATACCGTGGCATTTGAAGAGAAGTATGGTTCCCAACTGGAGCTGATATTTCGTTTTATCGATCGCGCACTGGCGATTGGTGTGCTGTCCTGATTTTGTGGAGAAAGTTGATGCGTGATATTCAGATGGTTCTTGAACGCTGGGGGGCATGGGCGGCAAGTGGTAACACCGGGGTGGACTATTCTCCGATAGCTGCTGGATTTAAAGGCCTTTTACCATCCACCGCTAAACCTCGCCCGGCCTGCAGCGATGATGACGGCCTTATCATCGAAAACTGCCTTACGCGCCTGAAGAAGAAAAAACCGGACGAGTATTCGCTGCTGGTAGCTCATTATCTGCTGCGCATATCAAAAAGGCAGATTGCCAGAACAAGAAAGAAGAGCGAAAAGGCAATACGAATTGAGATGCAGATTGCTGAAGGATTTATTGACGGATGTCTGTCGATGCTGGGTGTAAGGCTGGAGATGGACGACTGGCTGCCCAAAAAAGTAAAAAATGATTAGCGCGGTCCGCAAAAAGTATGTCAGTATGTTAAGAGTGGTTACTACGCCACACAACTTAAACCCGCCGCCTGGCGGGTTTTTTATGACTGAAATCGCATCAGTACAGTAAACGTGCTGGTGGTGGTGAATACCGGTCTTTCAGCTTGCTGGCTTTTTCGACAAGAGTTATTGGTGTGTCACGTTAACCGGAAAAGGGAAAAAGACATGCTAAAACAGCAGGATATGACAGAAACCGCCAGAGTGGTGTTTAATGAATTAAGTGCCACCGAACCGGCGACAGTCGGGGAGATTGCGCAGAATACTTACCTTTCACGCGAACGCTGCCAGTTAATACTGACCCAGCTGGTTATGGCGGGTCTGGCAGACTATCAGTTCGGTTGTTACAGACGCCTTCCGCAGTGAAGGCTTTTTTATTTGTGGTAAATGGGCGGCTGGTGGGTGTGGTGGTTGTTGCTTTCCCGTTGCTGAAAAAGAAAGCATCAGGCGATTAGCAGGGTATCAGTTACCCGTTGAAATTTTTAAATACCTCACAATTCAGGCGGTTGACTGTTGTCTGGTTTGCGGGGAGTTTGTTAAAAGAAACTGGCATGGTGAATCCCCCTGTGCGGAGGGGCAATCAGCAACTGGTGTTTTGTCACCGACCCTTATCCTTTCTGTGCGGGTTCAGGTGCTGATACTGAACTCACCGGGAGGCACCCGGCACCATGCAATGGCACATAGCGCCACTCTCCAGCCCCTCTCCGGAGGGGCTTTCTTATGGACAAAAAAAGCCCGCGCTGGGAGACGCGGGCGGCAAGGAATAAACAACAAAACGTGAAGTAATATTTCAGCTGGCGAATAATATCCGACAGTAATCACTCTGCGCAATAGCGCGGCCTTTTTCGTATTGCGGGCTGTAGTCTTCCTCCTGCCATTGTCCTGTAACTTCCGGACTTCAGCCCGTTCCCTCATCTGACTCACAACATTATCCCGACCGGGAGGATTCATGACATTTAAACACTATGACGTGGTCAGGGCGGCGTCGCCGTCAGACCTTGCGGAGCGACTGACACAAAAACTGAAGGAGGGGTGGCAGCCATTTGGCAGTCCGGTGGCCATCACGCCCTATACCCTGATGCAGGCCATTGCGGCGGAAGGTGATGTCACCACACCGGTGGTGGTGCAACCGTCGGGTGATGGTGGCGCTGTTATCAGCACCACCAGCGAACCGGAATATTACTTTGTCATTGCGCTGGCCGGGCAGTCCAACTCGATGTCTTTTGGCGAGGGGCTGCCGCTGCCGGATACGTATGATCGTCCTGACCCGCGTATTAAGCAACTGGCGCGTCGCAGCACGGTGACACCGGGCGGTGCGGCCTGTGCATATAACGACATTATTCCTGCAGACCATTGTCTGCATGATGTGCAGGACGTGAGTAATCTGAATCACCCGAAAGCAGACCTCAATAAAGGGCAGTATGGCTGTGTGGGGCATGCCCTGCATGTGGCCAAAAAACTGCTGCCGTTTATGCCTGCCCGTGCGGGGATCCTTCTTGTCCCGTGTGGACGTGGCGATTCGGGATTTACTGCGGGAGCAGAGGGCGCGTTTAATGAGGCGTCGGGTGCGACAGCGGGCTCTTCCCTGTGGGGGGTGGATAAACCGTTGTATCGTGACCTGGTCAGCAGAACGCGTGCAGCCCTGAAGAAAAATCCGAAAAACGTGCTGTTGTCGGTGATCTGGATGCAGGGGGAAAAAGATGTCAGTTCGGGGAGACATGCAGAGCACAATGCACTTTTTCTTGCCATGGTAAATAAATACCGTGCAGACCTGGCAGATATTGCAGACCAGTGTATTGGCGGGACAACGTCCGGCGTCCCGTGGATTTGCGGTGACACCACGTACGACTGGAAGGCGAAGTATGCAGTGCAGTATGAGGCGGTTTACGGAGGCTATAAAGGCAAGGCGGCGCAGAATATTCACTTTGTGCCGTTGATGACGGATGAGCATGGTGCGAATGTGCCGACAAACGAGCCGTCAGAAGATCCGGACATTATCACGGCGGGATACTATGGTGCCGCGTCACGCAGTAATGGTAACTGGACGACAGCCGATCGTAAAACGCACTTCAGCTCCTGGGCGCGAAGAGGCATTGTTTCAGATCGGCTGGCAGGAGAGATACTGGTGCGAGCCGGGCGTTTGCTGCCGTTCCTGAGCGGGCAGTCTGCACCGCTGGCGACCACGCCAGCCTCCACGGGGGATGCACAGTCTGGCTCTGCGGGTCCGACGCAACAGCAGGGTGCAGGTACTTCTGCAGGCGGTCATACTGAAGCCGTAACAAGAATGGTGGCCGGATATGATGCGAACAGTGGCAGTGGTGTATGGACAGAGCAGCAGTGGAATGCGTCCGGTGGTAAAGGCACTGTGACGGATGACAGTGGCAGGAAGGCGCTGCGACTGGAAAAACAGCCGGGTAAACTGACCTCCTGGAAGATGTTCCGTACTGTTGCGGTGGAGGAGGCAAAAAATCTTCTCAGTAAGGGAGGTGAAATTGCCGTGCGGTTTAAGATCCCGGAGGGTGTCGAACTGGTTAACGGTCAGTTTGTCTTTGGTCTGTACTGGCCGGTGTCGCAGTGGGCGTCAGGCGCGACAGCAAACAGCATGCTGGCGTCCTTCTTCCTTCAGACGGATGCATCAAATCTGAATCTGATGTACCACAAGGGGGAGTCGAATGCGCAACTGGGCACATTTGGGGCATTTGACCATAACTGGCATACAGTTGTTTTCCGCTTTGCGGGAAATAACAGCGAAAAAGTGGTGCCGGTGATTGATGATACAGAGCAGTCTGCGTTTGACCTGGTGATGTGGACAAATGATGGCTTTACAGCAGATACGCTGACGCTGACAGATATCACGGGGGCAAAAGCGACGTATCCGGTACTGCTTGATACGGTCACAGTCAAAGTTAACGAAAGCCGGGCATCATCATAACCGGCAAAAAAAACCGCCAGCGGCAGGAACGGAAGCTGGCGGAGGTAATCCCAATGGAGAATGTAAAGAAAAGATGCTTTCGTATATCGGTTTTTTAAATGAAAACAGTTCTCATTGTCAACCATAACGGTAAGAAACTATGACATTTGTTCATCAGGTGATGCTGTACTTCTGTACGGCGGTCTGTGTGCTGTATCTTCTTTCGGGTGGGTACAGGGCAGTGCGCGATTTCTGGCGCAGGCAGATTGATAAAAGGGCCGCAGAGAAAATCAGCGCCAGTCAGTCAGCCGGAGCAAAAACAGAAGCCCCACTCATTCCGGAACAACCTTCTTAATAACCCCTTTCAACGAGAAAATCCTATGTCAGAAATAAAATCGCTGGTCACTGCTGAGGCAGTGAAGGAAGTCCTGCGCTCTGAAGAAGTCCGGAGCGCACTGAAACAGCAACTTCGGCAGAACCTTGAGGCGCGTCTTGATGCAGAAGTGGATTCAATTCTGGATGAATTGCTTGGTGCACAGCCGGAACCATCCCCGGAACTGCTTCCGGAACCACAGGCGGAAGATGTCACCACGGAAAATGGTGATATTCAGCCGGAGCCACCGGTGACGGATATGACAGACACACAGCCAGAATCGGGCACAATGCTGTAACGGTGAGTCAGGGTCATCAGTAAAGAGCTGGTGGCCCTTTTGTTGTTGTGAGCTTCCGAGTACGGGAGACGGGGTATGTACCAGATGGAAAAAATCACAACAGGTGTGTCATACACCACGTCAGCGGTGGGAACGGGCTACTGGTTCCTGCAGTTGCTGGACAGGGTTTCCCCGTCTCAGTGGGCGGCAATAGGCGTGCTGGGGAGTCTGCTGTTTGGGCTGCTGACATATCTGACTAACCTGTATTTCAAAATCAGAGAGGACCGGCGTAAGGCGGCGCGGGGAGAATGAACTGGTGAGCAGAAAACTCCGCTATGGTTTATCGGCTGCCGTTCTGGCGCTGATTGCCGCTGGCGCTTCTGCGCCTGACATTCTCGACCAGTTTCTGGATGAAAAAGAAGGCAACCACACCACAGCATACCGTGATGGTGCGGGTATCTGGACCATCTGCCGTGGAGCCACCCGGGTGGATGGTAAGCCTGTTATTCCTGGCATGAAGCTGTCGAAGGAAAAATGCGACCGGGTTAATGCCATTGAGCGTGATAAGGCGCTGGCATGGGTGGAGAAAAACATCCGGGTGCCACTGACCGAACCCCAGAAAGCGGGGATCGCGTCATTCTGTCCGTACAACATTGGCCCCGGTAAGTGTTTCCCGTCGACGTTTTATAAACGAATTAATGCTGGTGATCGCAGGGGAGCATGTGAGGCGATTCGCTGGTGGATTAAGGACGGTGGCAGGGACTGCCGTATTCGCTCAAATAACTGTTACGGTCAGGTATCCCGGCGAGACCAGGAGAGCGCGCTGGCGTGCTGGGGAATCGACAGATAAGCAGAATATTTTGCTGAAAAATGACGTTGGCCAACGCGGGCGGATAACACGAAATCCTGCGAGCTGGCAAAATGTAAGTGAATAAAGTCAGGAACATTATTTCACGCAGAGGCACCGTAATGGTGCCTTTGTCATTTCTGCGCTTCGCACAAGCGTAAATAAACCAAAGAACCTTTCAGGATGAGCCCTGGTGGATAACCGGCAGTGGTCTGGTTAACCCTCTTTGGGCTGGTTATTCCTGTGCGCAGGGTTCATCACTAAAAGGAATCAACCATGAAAGAGATGATTTCTGTCGATCATGAAATATCCATGAGTAGTCTGGATTTTCTGAATAACATTATTAATCCAGCCCGGGCAGAAGCCGGAGAAGTCCCTCATGAACCGCGTAAGTTTCTTGCAAAAATTGAGGATGAGCTAGAGCTTGATGGAACCGGAAAAAAATTCCGGTTAAACAATAACCAGACAAGAACGGCATACTATGATCTGGATTTTGACCAGATGATGCTCGTTGGCATGAGGGAGTCAAAGGCCGTTCGTCGTTCTGTGCTGGCAAGACTCAAAGCGATGCATGGTATTCAGATCCCCCGGACTTTACCTGAGGCGTTGCGATTTGCGGCAAAACTGGCTGAACAGAAAGCAGTGCTGGAAAATCAACTGGCAATAGCAGCGCCGAAGGCTGAATTTGTTGATAACTATGTTGAAGCATCTGGTCTGATGGGATTCCGGGAAGTTGCTAAGTTACTCGGTATCAAAGAAACCGATTTCCGGCTGTTTTTGTTGGAGAACGGAATAATGTATCGCCTCGCTGGAAAAATGACGCCTTACTCGCATCACCTGGATGCGGGGCGGTTTAGCGTGAAAACGGGCGAGGCGGGCAATGGTCATGCTTTTACGCAGGTTAAATTCACCCCAAAAGGTGTTGAGTGGATTGCTGGTCTGCTTGCTGCATGGAGAGCTACCGCAGCATGAAGATGATAAAAATGGACTGGAAATTTTTGCTGGTCTGGCTGATTCCGTTTTTATGGGTGGTTGCCCAGTTAATTACTGCTATCAAGGGGTAAAGATGTCAGACAAACTCATAACGCCGGCAAAGGTCCTGTGTGTGATTGTCGGTATTTCATTTTCACTAATGCTGGTTGCTCTTTTTCTGTCCCTCGCCTGGGTGATGTTGTCTTCGTCGGGGCTGCTGGGGTGACAGTGACTGATGACATCAGCAGAGCGCTGGCTTTTGCTATTAAGTGGGTGGCTGTTGGTATTGCTGTGTCTCCGATGCTGTATGGGCTGGCAAAACTGGTCATTGCGCTGAAATCGTGAACTTTAAAAAGATGAGTGCTGAACTTATTCTTCGGGCAATGGCATTTGCCATTCGTATTGTGGCCATTGCTGTTCTGGTCTGGGCAATTCGTTGGTGGTGATATGAACCGTGTTCTGTGTGTGGTGATTATTGTCATGCTGGTAGCCTGTGGTGTGCTTAGTCTGGGGCTGAATCATTACCGTGATAACGCCATAACCTACAAAGAGCAGCGCGATAAAAAAGTCAGTGAGCTGGAGCAGGCAAATGCAACCATTACTGATATGCAGCAGCGCCAGCGTGATGTTGCTGCACTTGATGCCAGATACTCGAGGGAATTAGCCGATGCGAGAGCTGAAAATGAAACTCTGCGCGCTGACGTTGCCGCTGGTCGTAAGCGCCTGCGGGTCAACGCCACCTGCCCCGGTACCGTGCGTGAAGCCACCGGCACCTCCGGCGTGGATAATGCAACCGGCCCCCGACTGGCAGACACCGCTGAACGGGATTATTTCACTCTCAGAGAGCGGTTGATGCTGATGCAGAAGCAGCTGGAAGGGGCGCAGGAATATATCCGCACTCAGTGCACTAAGCTGGCTTTTTATTATCCGGAGGATATATGAAGAAATTACGGGTAACCGTAGAACCTTTTCAGGGAACAATTCCGTTCCGTATTTTGCAGCGTGGTCGTGTTCTTGTTGAAGGTTCGTTCAGTGGTAAATGTACGCAATTACACTCCCGGACCTTTCAGGTGAATGCCACGAATGAAGAGCTAACCGTTGAGTGTACGATGAATACCGCTAAATGCCGCATGGTATCCGCTGCATTACAGCGAGTGTGTTGAGCGACCTTATTATCCATGCGCGGTATTGTCGCCGTATCCCCGCATTAACAGAGACCGCAGCCCGACCGGGAGACTCCTCTGCGCGAGTGTGCGGGGATAATCAAAAACGATACACACCGGGGTTTACCGCGTTAACGGAGCGCGGCGTTGTCCCCTCATAGTCGCCTGTCCGGTGCGATGGTGGAAGAAACCGAACGTTCATTTCTCGTTATTTTTCATGCTGGCCGGGCGCAGATGCGTTGCATCTGTTGCCAGCCTTCTCCTGCAGGCTTCAATAACCCACGCTGAAAAGTTACCGGACCCTTTATGCTCAAGGGCTATGTTGATTTGTTCAATTATGTGATTGGGGAAACGGATATTGCGGGTTGTGGTTCTGCGGGTCCGGTTTTTCGATGACATATTTATTTCCTTTACTGATTGTCATATGACGGGGATTTTACATGGCTCAGCTTCGTACACTCCAGAGCAGAATCAAAACACTGAATACCCGACGGGTGAATATTCTGAAGGGGGTGCAGCGTCGTGTCAGTGGCAGTGCACGTGTTTCCCTCAAGCGTCATATCTGGCTGAGGGACGCCGGGCAGTGCTGTATCTGTGGTCGTGTGGTTGACCTCTGTGACAGTGAACTCGATCACCGAATTGCACTTCAGTTCGGTGGTGGTAATGAGGAGACGAATCTCTGGACGCTCTGTACCGAATGCCATCGACAAAAGTCTGCTCGTGAAGCGGCGGGTGGTATGCCGGACCCGAC